TGTGCGATCGCAGCAGGATATTCTGAAAATAGGGCTAGAAGAGAGGCGTCTGAACTTCGCAGACATCCTGGCTGTGCCGAATATATACGAGAGCTGCGGAATCAAGAAGAAAAGAAATATGAAATCAATCTTCATAAGCATTTGAAAAGATTAGATCAATTGAGTAGAGGCGCAGAAGAAAAGGGTAATTGGAATGCTGCCGTTACGGCCGAGAAATCAAGGGGTCAAGTTGGAGGTTTATATATTGACCGAAAAGAAATAATGCATGGCAGTATTGACCAATTGAATCGAGAAGAAGTTGATAAGTTATTAAAGGATATGGATAAAAAATTATCTATTGAAGGGAGTTTTGAAGAGGTAAATGACAACGAAACCCGAGACGAGATTTTGGAAAAGAATCAAAGATAAATTTACAAAAGTTACCTTAACAAGAATCGAAGCAGTCACTCCGTTAGGATTGCCTGATGTCCTTGCCGTTTATAAGATCACAGATAAACAACGAGGACAGTTTTGGATAGAGCTGAAGGTGACTAAGGGGAACAAAATAGGGCTATCTCCTAGTCAAATATCGTGGCATATGAGCCATAATACGAACGGTGGCCGTTCATTTATCATGGCTACCCCCCTCGGACGAGGAGGCATCTCGATTTATTCTGGATCTTGTGCCTTGCGACTTGCAAAAGAAGGCTTGAGCCTTGAACCCTGTGCCTTGTTCCCTGAACCTTGTGACTTTTCAGACCTTGAGACCTGGCTCATCGACCATGTGACTTAGTCAAGCTGCTAAGTAATCAGGTTTAAATCTTACTATAAGAAAAACCAGCAGCTTGAGTAAATCAGGCCGCCAATTGGCGGCCAAGATCTTTAATTGTCTGTAAAGATGACGTCAAAACCCCAATGAGTTTCCAGGTACCAATCCTGCGGGTTTTCCATTGGGTCATATGATTTAGGGTTAGATCCTAAAGAATAGCTCACACCCCAGTCAAAAGGCCCAGCCTCATACGTAACCATGAGAGCGCTGCTTTCTCTTCCTCCCCTTTCCTCATCGGTATGCGTGTACTCGCTTGGATAAGGTCTAGGTTTTGAAACCTCCCAAGCTGGATCATGGCCGACAGCTCGGGCTTGTTTACAAAGCGCCTGGTAGAGCTGCTCGGCAGCCTCTTCTTTGCTGATCTTCACCTTAGTAAAGTCAGGCAAGTATTTATTAATCAAAGTATCTAACATATATTTACTCCTTAATTATCATATAAGATAAATCTCATACAATGTCAACCCAAAAATCGCATCTTCCAGGCATCTGTTTTTTTGCAATTGCTTTTGCCTTGCGACCTTTGGGTCTTGAGCCTAGATGGGGGTCGTTAATGAATCAATTCGCTCGTCCCATCCTTGCGCCTTGCAGCTCATAGCTGCTTGTGCCTTGCGGCTTAATCAAGCTGTCAGTCCTGGAAGCTTCGCCACTGACAGCTTGAATAAACCAGGCAAGGACCACCCAAAAGGGTGATCCTTTAGGAGTGATCAGTCGTACAAATTTAGTACGAACTTAGAATACAATGGTGAGTATTTTCCTTGGTGCGTTACAGAATCAATTGCAAAAAAGCCATCGCCCCCGAAACTTTCCAATTTACAAGCTATACCATCGTGCCCTAATTTAAATTGCATGTTGCCCTTATACTCACAGATATCTTCGTAAGAATAAAGCTTCATGAATTCTTCTAAATAGCATGGATCAATGATGAGGAGTTGACCAGAGTCAACTCCTACATCTCCATAATAATTAGTTATGGGTTTCTTCAATTTCATAATCCTCCTCTATGTCTATTATTGTTTCTTCTTCGTATCCATCTTCGTGAATGCACTCCCAAGATATTTTAATATCTTTAAGAATTGTGTTTTTCATTCTCATTAATGCATTAACGATTTCACGAGGACAATCCCAAGCAGTATCGAAAGTGTAATACAAAGATCCATCTTTTAATTCGACACGAGTGTCAACAGCATTCCACTTTGTACCCCAGTTATCAATACTCCAACGATACCAGTTGTTATCGCCGTACTTTTCTTCTTCCTCTCTACCGAGAGGACCTCGAAAAATATTCTTTGGCATTGGAACAATATTATTAAAATCAAAATCATTTTCATCTGACTTCAACATATCTTTTAATGTTTTGAGTTGTTTTTCTTTACCAACAAACAAAACATTATTTGCAGTCCAGTTAGGCATATTCACTCCTTTGTTAATATGTTTATTGACATATAAAACTTTATGGGATATTAGTCAATAGTATAATTAAAAAAAGGGAATGATTATGGAAAAAATTACAAATGTTGGGGGAACTTATCTCCAAGGATATATAAGAGCAAATTATAAACAGCTACTAAAAGCATTCGGGGAACCTCACGATCCAAATGGCGATAACTATAAGACAGATGTTGAGTGGGCTTTTAAGTTTGCTGATGGTACAGTTGCCACCATTTATAATTGGAAGAATGGTCATAACTATTTAGGCGAAGCCGAGGGCAAAAAAATAAATGATATATATGAATGGCATGTTGGAGGGTTTAACCAAAAGGCAGTTGCTAGAGTCATAGACGCTATTGAAGATTAAATTAAGGGGGCAATGCCCCCTTTCTTATTTCTTGATCCTTGCGACCTTGCGCATTAAATCATTTATATGATCTGTCCAAATTCTTTCAAGCCATGCGTCTTCGCCTCCACCTGCTATTTGAGTTCTCTTAAGCTGGTCTTCTAGTATTTGAACTTTTTCCAGGAGTATTTGTTCCATAATTATCCTTTCATTAATAAAGCTGCAGCTCAAAGCTGCAGCCAATAAGTTTATCATAAGTAGTGCGGAAATATTATGCCCAATATAAATATTACCAGGCAAATCGTGAACCATATTGAGCCAGTTGACATCAAGACAGCTACCATTCTTTTAATCATCATAGTACCCCTCAAACGCATCTTCAAGAAATCCATCTAGCTCGGTGTTTCTATCAACCTCAACCGATAATAAATATTCCTCGCCATGCGTTCCATAAATTGTTTTAATATCGTGATCATAAATTTGATCACTAACATCATCTAAAGTTTCTCGACACTTATCATAAGATACAAAAAACTTTTCAAGCCATTTTTTGTAAGGGCGACTATTGTCGCCCTTGTTAATATTTTTAGTAAGCATCTGCATACCTTAACTTCTCTTCTTCGAGCTCCATTGCCAACCATTCATCAGCCGACTGTTGAGCTTCATCAATCGTTTTAATATTGTAGTCAGTAAAACAATTTACATTTTTACCATCTACAAACACATTGAAAGTAGCCGAGCCATTCCAAGATATTTCAATATTGTTTTCATATTTAAAAACAACATCAGATTGAACTATATCCATTCTTTACCACCTATCTTTAAACTTGTTAAAGTATTAAGATTAATAGACCTCCAAGCCTTTCTTGGATTGTCTTTATTCTTCTTTAAAATGTTTACATCTAAAACTTCTAATAGATGTTCACGATTTCCAAGAAGTTCGCCACCAGCAAAAAATTTTTCATTAGTGGGTAATTTGCAAGTCATTTTTCTTTTTGTTTTATCTGCTTTCACAAACTCAACATAAAAGAATTTATTTTGAATTGCTTTTTTTAATATTTCTTTTTTAAACATATAATCACTCCCTTAGTTATTATATATAATTATATATAATTATATTTTATCTTATATCAATAGTCGATTACGTTTTTTTACGTATATTTACGTATTTTTTTTTAGTCTGTGGATAAGTCGGGGCAAGGCTCATTTTCCTGATTTTTGCGTCTTGCGTTGTTTAAAAAGGGGTAACCCCTAAATAAGCCCGTAGGTCAATATATATACAGTATATATATAAGTTTTACACATACAGACTCTATGGTATAATAATCTGATGTCCGACGTTGAAGCGTTTAAGCGAGTAATCAATTATGATAATATGGATTCTTCAGAGCTAGAAACTCTAAAGAAGAAACTATTATTACGCCAAAAAACATTTCAATTAAAAACATTGGCTCAAAGTAATTTTCT